AGACAATGAAAATGTTATAATAATAAGTGGTGACATGGACATTACCCAACTTATTAGCGATACTGTATCAGTATATGTTCCAAAAGACAAAAAGTTATTAACAAAAGAAAACTTTAAAAAAGAAATTGGTTATCCAAGTGAGAATATAGTTGTAAAGAAAATAATATGTGGTGACGATTCAGACAATATAAAAGGAATTGATGGAATTGGTGAGAAAACATTCTTTAAACTATTTCCAATGGCAACAGAAAGAAAAATTGACCTTAAGGAAATTATAGAATATGCAATCGCACAACAAAAGGAACGTGAAAAGGGCAGGAAACGCCCCTTAAAGGCACTTGAAAATATTATCGAATCAAATACAAATGGAATACAAGGAAAGGGCATATACGACATAAATAAGCGCCTTATAGACCTATCAGAACCAATGCTTACTGACGAGGCAATAAAAGGCATAGAAGAAATGATGTATGCCCCAATAGACCCAAGCGATAGAAATAGTAAAAATTTATATACGATTATATTAGAGAATAAAATAGAAAGTTTAATTGATAGTAATAATTTTTCTGAGTTTTTTTCAACATTTGGTAGGCATATATTAAATGAGAAAAATTATTACAAAAAAGAAATGAAAATTTAGAATGAGTGTTAATTTAAAAGAAATTGCAAAAACTGCATTAAAGGAACAATATTTTAGATTGGACTATGGGTATGAATTCATAAATCTTGCAGAGGGTTATATGGATGATTTTGTAATTTTTAATTTAAATAGGGATGCAAAAACAAATAGTTTCTATACGAGTAGACTTATTGATGATGTTAAGGACAATGAAAATTCTATAACCATACTTAGATTAAATTCTAGCCTTTTTATTAAAAAATACTTGCAAAAACATATTGATTGTCAACCTTATACAATTGGAAATCAAAATGTATTAGTACATGAAGATAGAATAATAACATTGGGTCAAACTATGGCAAGCAATTTCCAAGGCATTTGCCAAAATGGTGCTTATGAAAGTTTTGCTAATGATATTGTTGAAATTGCAAATGAATGCTTAAAAGACATAAAAGTTGAAAATGATGGGACGTTTATTCTTGCATTTTATTCAAGAGATTATGGTGAGATAAATACGCAAAAACTTGAATACACTAAGTTAGATTGTGATTTAAAGAAAAATTATAATGATGATTTACCAGATAATAAGATTAGGGAACTTGTAAATAGTGATAAAAATAAGTTATTAGTATTCTATGGAAAACCTGGAACTGGAAAGACATCTTATATTAAATCACTTATGAATGACGCAAAGAAAAAGTTTATTTTCATGGATGCTTCCATGTTTGGAAGTGTAGGCTCTGAGCAATTTCTTGAGTTTTTAGCAAATAATAAAGATACTGTTTTTGTATTTGAAGATTGTGAAAAAATGATAACAAAAAGGGATAGCAATAATTCAAATATGTCAACGCTTCTTAATCTTACTGATGGTCTCCTTGGTGATGCGTTTAAGATAAAGATTATTTGTACCTTTAATACTGATTTACACACGATTGACCCAGCGTTACTTAGAAAAGGAAGGTTATCACTTAAATACGAATTTAAGGAATTGTCACTTGAAAAAACAAAAGTATTTGTTCCAACGGCAACAAAGAAAATGACGCTAGCAGATGTATATAATATGGATGAAGAAAACGATTATTCAAAACGAGAAGATAAAATTATTGGTTTTTTAAAGTAAGAAAAATATTAAAAGAGTTTATAACACCAATGCAAGAAAACTCATTAATCTTCAGTTAATGGGATGAATTGCATCAACCTTGTTTTTCAATATACTTTCTAATGACATCAAGATTTACCTCACCAATAGAACATACAAAATATCCATCTTTTTAGAAAAATAACCCATAATCAAAATATTTTTTTACAAAAATAGTAACTTTTTGTAAATTATATGATATTTATCATTGAAAAGTGATTTGTTTTTAACTATATTTTAAACGATGAAAGTGATTTTAAAGACATATAAGTATAGAATGTACCCAAATAAGGAGCAAGAGCAAATGCTTGCAAAGTATTTTGGGTCTGTTCGTTTTGTCTATAATCATTTTCTTGCTGAAAGAAAACAACAATACACTGAGAATGGTAAAAGTGACAATTACTATGCACAAGCAAGTACACTTACCAAATTAAAGAAACAAGAAGAATACTTGTGGCTAAAGGAAATAAACTCACAAACGCTTCAATTTGCACTAAGAACCCTTGAAACCGCATATACCAATTTCTTTAGGGGTAACGCAAGATTCCCAAGATTTAAGGCAAAGAAAAATGGCGGTAGTTTTCATATACCACAACATTGTTCTGTTGGAAATGGTAGAATTTACATACCAAAATTCAAAGGTGGAATTAAGATAGTAGAGCACAGACCATTCAAAGGTGGAGATGTTAGAAATATGACAATCTCTGTTACACCAAGCGGAAAATACTATGTTTCAATTTTAACCCAAATTTCATATGAACCATTGCAGAAAACCAATGCAAAGGTTGGCATAGACTTGGGATTGAAAGACTTGGTAATTACAAGTGATGGTAAGAGGTATTCAAGTAACAAATTCATCAAGTATTACTCAAAGGAACTTGCAAAGGCGCAAAAACACTTGTCAAGGAAGCAGAAAGGTAGTAATAGTTGGGACAAGCAAAGAATAAAGGTTGCAAGAATACAAGAGAAAATTCATAACTGTAGGTTTGACAAACTACATAAGATTAGCACTGACTTAATCAGAAACTATGATGTAATTTGTTGCGAGGATTTGAACGTAAAGGGAATGCAAAGAAATCATAGGCTTGCTCAGTCAATATCGGATGCAAGTTGGGGAGCATTCCTTTCAATGCTTACTTACAAGGCTGTTATGAATGATAAACAAGTTGTGAAGATAGGTAGATACTACCCATCTTCAAAAACTTGCCATTGTTGTGGTTGGGTTAAAGAAGACTTACAATTGAAAGATAGGGAATGGACTTGCCCTAATTGTGGAGAAGTTCTTGATAGAGATGTTAATGCTGCAATGAATATCCTTTCTGAAGGATTAAGAAATATATCGGCAGGAACTGTCGATTACACTGATGGAGCAGATGTAAGACCCTTTCAAGGGCAGTCAGCAATGAAGTCAGAAGCCCACAAATCTTTAGTTTGTGGGTAGTTCACTTACATTTTATTGTTTAATAAATTAATTTTTTTAAATAATGTTATTGGATTATGGTACTTTATTTACAAAAAAGGTTGATTATGTTTGTTTTAGGGGGGAGTAGAAATTTAAAAAATAGGGGTATATGCATCAAAGAGCATGTCTTTGTTCTTGAAAAAAAAAATCATGAAATTAATTTCATGATTTTTTATTATAAAATATTTCTGGTTTTAACATTTTTTAAGTATTTTTGTAATACATTTAATAGAGAATTTTATTTATATTGTTTAACATTTTAAAAAAAATTTAAAAATGGAAGAAAAAAAGTATGCAGAAGAAAGGTTTGAGTTTAGTCTTTCAATAAACAACAAACTTATTTGTAGTAGAAATTTTAAAATTAATGGGTTTATTCCAAATAGTATGGAAACTATTGATTTTAAATGTTGCATTGATGATGTTGTTGAACTTATTCAAAACGACTTAAAGGACAAAAGTGAAATTTATACATGGTACTATGAGGATTTTGATGAACTTAAAGAACCATTACTTAAACCTTGGGAGTGTACATTTAAATTTACTGTAACTGATAATGGACATGAGGTTATTAGTAAGATTTGGGATGGTTATTGTTACCCTCGTTCAATTAGAAATAGAGTTGACCTAACAAATAAAAACGTAAAGATTGTTGACAAGAACGGAACAGTGTATGTGTATGACAAGGAGACGTTCTTTGAGGAGAATTCAAGTAAGATGTCATTAAGAAATTCAATATTGAGGGAAATGATTTATAATAAACCAGACCTTTCAATGACAATTACTAAGATGATTTGCGAGGCTTGCTCTTCATGGGGTTCTGAGTATAAAGCGCCTAATGATTATACATTTAGTGGGGTCTATGAAACACGTGATTATGCAAGAAATGAAGATGGAAGCCTTATTCTTGATGAAAACGGTAAACCAAAGATTGTAAAGGATAAGGAGCACACAAAGAAGTATTTCTTCTCTAATTCTTTATTATTTAATAAGAAAGCGGCAGAATGGGGTATGGTTTTGTCTGAAAAGACAAAGGAGTATTTTCAAAGTATTTACAAGTAATGAAAGGAGGTTAATTAAATAACCATGATTAATAATAATGATAGAAGTAATATTGGTTATTTAGGCGAAGATTTCCAATTCAAACTTGTCCATATGTTCATAGAGGATAAAGAGTTCTTTAAGGAATTGTGTGATACTGTGAACCAAAACATGTTCACACAAGTTATTCTAAGAACAATTGTAGGCTCTATGAAAG